ACTCTCGTCGAAATATCCAGCTTGTACTAACATCTCCCGGCTAAACGCCATAACAGCCCCCTGCGGGCGGTCAGATACTACCCGCAGTTTGATACCTTTCTTATCTTTAGGGTCTCCGAGCTTAGCACCATACACGCCAGGCTGTCGATGTTGGAAATGGTGCATCCCGGTGCGACGCATGGCCTCAACATAGAACTCATCCCAACCAGTTTTAAGCACTTCAACATCATCATTCAAAATCAACCCATACTCGAATCTGGACATACATCGGATAAGGCGATTGGTATTGACCGCGATACCACCACGCTCCTTATTCCTGATTATGACAAAGTTGGGAGCCGCAGCGAGTTCTTTGAGGTAGGCAATAATAGCAGGTTCGGTACTCGCATCATCGCTGATGAATACGGTAGTCCGGCGTAGGTCAGTCGTGCAAGATATTGATTCGACGATGCGTTTCAAGGAAGAAATTCGGTTATAGGACATGATGCCTACACCAATATTGTTGCTGACTGGAAAATGATTCTTTTCCAGGTTGCTACGGAGAAGTTCTGTAGCGTCTATTGCTAGCCGTCTTCCCACCACAAGTCTTTTGCCTGTGGAAGATGCGGGTACTGATCTTCGGATTTTGGTGGCATTAGAGATTTTACGGGCTCGTTGGATTTCCTGCTTACGAGTCCGCTGTCGTTGTCGCAGTTCTTGCTGGGCTGGGTCGGGTATAGCGGTGGCTTTTCTGTGGATTTGTTTTTGTCTGATTTTAGTCAGTTTAAGGGAGCTTTGGACTCGTTTTGGTTTTTGAGGTGATTGTTGGGTAGGTATTGGGGTGGATTCGTTGAGTAATTTTATAAACCCACGAGCACGGTATCTGTCGAAATATTCCGACAAGATCACGCGTTGTTTAGCACGGACTTTGATGGCTTTTCCATCCGGTCCGGTAAGGTGAACTGTATGTGGGTTAGGATTAAAATATTCTGGCACTATCTTCTGACCTCAACGTAGAGCGGACTATAGGTGTTGGTTTCCGGATCATGGAACATCCGGAACCGACTTGGCTTGATTAGTAAATCACCCTCGTATGCACCAGTCCCTTTTTGGATATACTCCAACGCTCTTTCGTCAATAATCTCCGTTTTGAGGGTTTGTGGTGTTCTAAATATTTTACCAAAGACATCCCCAACCATGCCAGGCCCAGCGAACTTGTTCAATGATAATTGAACATCATAGAGCAATAATCCTTCATCATCTACGGCGAAGAAGAATTGAGCTTGGTCCACACCCATCACCCGCATCATTTCGTAAAACTTGACAGCTTCCTTGGTCACAAAGTCAGAAGCTAAATCGACGATGGGTGATGATACCACAAGATCGAGTTTAATTCCGTGCCAATCACCACAGATGACAATTACTTGATCATTATCTGGCTGGCGATAAATGAGCACCGAGAGACCATCGTCACCAGGATGTTTAAGGATATAACTGAAGATATCCTTAACATTAATGAGGTCAGGCAGGAGAGTAGGATATTTTAAGACTTGGGGAAGCTGATCTACGCGAGCAGGACCGCCAGGATTTGGTTTAGATATACCAGATTCTAGCGTTTTGGGCTTCGTCGTGTCTCTGAATCGCGAATTTACCATTACCGGCTTTCCGTACTTTGTCTAGCTTTAACTTCTTAGTATCCTTCTTTTGGGCTGCCTCATCCATTGTGAATAATAAGAATGGCACCCCAGAGAAAATAACTGAAATCTCATCCTCTGCTTGGTCATAATTTATAACCACACCATGCCAAGTAGAAAACCATCCAGACCAAACGAAATAATCGCCATATTGTGGACGGTATTCACTTCGCGGTTTGAACTGTGCTAGGGGTGGGAGGTCCATTTTCATCGTGTTTGACTCTCGTCAATTTGTGTTCGAAGATATTGTATTTGTAGCGGTGTCCATCCAGGTCCCAACAAATATGTATCCCAACACGGAATCCTCCAGTCCATTGACTTATTAAAGGATCCACCCAACTTCTGCCTTCGATTCCACTACCGACAGGTGTTGGTTTCATGATAATACCGTTGATCTCAACATCCTCACCAGCCTCGGCAAATTTCTCAGACACCTCTACTCGTTTTTTGATGACCTCAATCCCATCCACCAACATATCACGTTTAGTGCGTGATTTAGTGTTGGCACGGACCTCATAAGTATCACCCTCCACCTCCATTTGGGCAGCTATTTCAATATCGTGTGATTCTGGATTCTTCTTAGGATCCAGATCTGCCACCACACGTTTAATATCCTGAACACTCCTAACTTCTACTGGATCAAGGATAACCTTACTAAGTCGGCGAGCATCCCGAGCTTTGGCACGTTCTAAATTCTCCATCAGGATTTCTCCAAAGACTCGACTAATTCACCAACGTTGTCATCCTCGTCCTCATCCTCGTCCTCATCAGGTTCTACCATAATAACCCTAACAGATAATTCAGCATCATGGGTAGAGACCCTTCCTTTCCTAACCAATTCATATATTACATGCAACCAATTAGCCAAACGATGCAAAAGGAACGTCATACACATCCAGTTGACGAATTGGTTGTAAAACAATTCAGGAGTGAATAAAGCGAAGAATCCTGCGGTCCAAACACTGAAGCAATACCCGCAACTAAACAATTTATAAACAGCAACAGTAGTCTGTTGCTTGAAATCATTACGTGGGGTATCTGGAATGGCTCTTTGAGCAAGATTGTTGCGGAACCATAGAAATAGTGGGAACTCAGAAGCAACAATTATTTCTGTCACCGCTTCAGTCGCGATCACTAATATGATGAGTAGTCCAAAGTCAATCACTTGATAATCTGCCTACAGTTAGCATTGCTACATTGTTGTCTCTCACGTCCGCCGATATTTACGAGCATGGTTGGGTAACCACACGATGGGCATCGGGCATGAGGTTCAACACGTTGTCTAGCAATACTTACTGGGCGAGTGGCACGCCGTCTTACACGTTGTACCTTAGCGGCTTTTTGAGGCTTCGCCTTAGACTTAGAAATTTGTTGTGTGCGGAGTTTTCGTCCTTTACCGCCGCCACATCCACCACATGCCATATTTATGCTCGATATTTATCGATACGATTTGCTGGTACAGAGACAGAAGTCCTAGCAATCAGCTTTCTCGATCCGAGCTGTTGTATAGCGGCAGTAGTCTTCACCACTTTAGCGGGTGTAATATGTATCCCTGCTCGATCAATTCTGATTGAAGAATTCTTGCCTCCACATGATTTACAAGTCATTTTGTCCTCCTCTTTAGGTTTGGACGAATATCGATTGCGGATCAACGTTAGTGGCAAAATCTTTCCATCGGCACATAATACAGGGTTCTAGATCAAGTGCCTCCATCACCTTATTCTTAGTAGATGTGGCAATATTGTGTGTGACCGGACCTATCCAACGGTATGCATCGTAAGAGATATGCTGGAACCAGCATTTTCCTCCATAAAAATCAGAAGGATAATTTTTCGAGACCAAGATCTCATTCTCAAAGCACTTGATAGGCACAGCTACCCAATCCCAATTAGGATGTGGCTTGAAAAAGAGTAACGGCCACCGCTTTGCACCGAGCTTCTCTGTTAGGAGTTTAGCGTCGTAATTCACCTGGTGCCACCATTTAGTAAACCTGGCACCATGCGAATTGAGGAATAACCCATCTAGGCTGAAATCCTCACCCTTTTTAGATTCGATGGCGAATAGGATTTTTCCTTCTACTGGGATAATATCCGCAACACCCTCTACGACGGACACATCGTCGCCTCTTCCTTCAACTCGACGCCGCCTAAATTCGACACCCGCCCATTCAGTCAGAAGTTTTTTACAACGCCTTTCGTGGCTTTTCGAGGTGGCTACGTTGCGTTTACCAGTTTTAGAGAATGTCTCTTTCCGCTTCTGGATAATCTTCTCAATAAGTTGATCTTTGGTAAGCTTACCAAGATCACCACGAGCTTTTTCCATCCAATCAGATTTATCCACCATAGTACTTCTTTTCCAACAATTCTTGCCAGTAATGAAGAGCGTAATCTATATCCGCTTTTTTAACACCTTCTTCCTTACGAAGGTAGCGAATTAAGCGTTTCGCCTTCTTAAGTACTTCTTCACAACTCATCTCTTGGCCCATTTCGTGGCTCAAGAGCATGATCCGTTTGGTGGATGACTCCCTGAAATTCATATAAGTGTGACATGTTCGGGTTGTTGGATCAATCAATCACTCAGCGTTTGTGTAGCCATTGCACAAAACCAAGCCACTCCCGACCATCGCTAGGTATCACACTATGGTAAGCTGGCTTTCCTGGAAATTACAGGAATACACCTATTTACAATAGATATTGCCCATTTATGGTGCCGAAAATCCACCAGCTGCTGTCCTACGGTAAGTGATAATTGTATTCTGGTCCATATATTCCAGAACATAATCGTCACTCGCCTCTGCTTCTAAGTATGCCTTCACAGTAGGTTGAGTGGTCGAATTAGGAACAATAGCACTTGAAATGATACGGTGATCATGACCACCCGTCAATTGTTGCTTGAGAGTGACATCCGGGTCCTCCTTACTGAGGACAGCACCGGTCGCATCTACTTTCAAGAAGGCGACTCGAACAACATGAATGCCAATAGCCATTTATATTCTCCTGTTAGCTGGTTCTACCTATTTTTTCTGTCACGCTAATTTCTTAAATGGTGGAACCAGATTAGAGTATTCTTGCATCATACCATTGACTTTATATTTGCGAGTCATCTCGTCAATGTCCTTCTTGGAAAATTCTACCTCTTCCGCTAATCGGCGGTTCACATATAGAGTATTGGCCAGTAATCGTGGGCACATAGCCAGATCAATCAATGCCATATTTAAGCCAAAAATCCTCCGACCCTTGAGTTTCAAAAAATCATCCAACGTCGTAAAATCCGCCAGCATGATTGCACTTTTCTTGGGACCGATGCCATAATATCCATCAATATTATCAGATTTATCTCCAATCAGTGCCTTCTGCATTACCGGATTTACATCTGGCACTTGCACCTCTTCTTGCTTCTGGGGATGGTACACCACAGAGCTAGAGAATCGATATGGGATCTGAATCATGTCACTGTCTGTGGACACGATCACTGTGGGTAGTGGATGCAGAGCAGAAACAGCAGCATAGATGAGATCATCAGCTTCCATTTCTTTCCTAGAATATTGCCGCACTCCCATCTTGGTGAAAAATGCCTGCGACACAGATGTTGTCATAGACAACTCTTCGGAGATATCCTCCGTGTACTTGCTATCATCGCGATCTTTATATGTAGGATAGAGCTTCCTACGCCACACCGTTTGACGTGGAGCATCCCAAAAAACGTGGACAGAAACAGGATCATACCGCCGAATCCAACTCGCCATTTGACGCAGAAAGATGACAAAGTAATGATACTTCACATCGAATCTAGTGTCATGCTTAGTGGCGAAGATCGCTCGGTACAGTGCATTCCTGGCATCCACCAGTAAAGCCGGTTTAGCACTCATACCTATACCCAAAAAGGTCACAGGCGGCCCGAAGGCCGCCTGTGACTAGCATGACTTTAGTCATCATCTTCTAATTGACTAAGCAGTGCGGAGATCTCATTCGATTCTTCCCCACTATCAGCGGTGGCAGCTACCGGCTCCGGCGAGTCAGAGTCAGTGTCGTCAATCGGTGCCTCGTCGGCAAGTGAAGATGATTCGTCGGACGGACCCGGATCTGGGGCATCGTCTGCCGGGCCTGGGTCAATGTGGTCGACAACATCTTCGTCATCGTCCTTTGGCGGCTTCTTATACTCCGTCTTAGTCTTCGTCTTCGTCTTCGTCTTCGTGGGCTTTGTCTCCGACTTGGTTTCGTCGGAATCGAAGCCACCACCACCGTCATCGTCGTCGTCATCACCTTCGACCATGACGCTATAGAGCTTCTTGATCTTCGCCATATCAGGCTCTTCCAGTTTATCCCAGAGGTTATGGCGGAGACGGAGTAGAGTGGCGACACCCTTCTCGTTCAACGATCCATCCTCGTCCTTCACCATTGGCTGGCCAATGCCGCCATTAGCGAGAAAGTGACTGGTGCGATAACTATTCTGCTTTCCTTGCTTGAGGACTTCAAGCTGATAAAGGTAAGCAGCAGACTCATCGAAGAACACACCATGTGCTTCCGGTTCTTCTGGATCCCCGGCGTCGTCCTTCATCAGGGTGGCGGTCCAGTGATCGAACAACGTCTTAGGGGCGTTGTACCACTTGACTTTGCCGCGAAGGTCTTCCGGGTTATGCTTCCAATGTGGAAAGTAGATGTTGACGGCCTGATAGGTCGTCGGCATCCATTGCTTGATAATAGCACGTCGCTTATCTTCGTCCTTCTCCTCCTTAAGCATGTCGAAGCCGAATTTGCACACTGGACATTCCTCGCTGCTCCAGACTCGTGGGCAGGGGTGTGGTCGATCATTGACCCAATGGTTGGCATGCTGAATGTAAAACTGTTCCATATCCTTCAACACTTCCCCGCTCTTGAGCTTGAAGCCCAGTTGGAGAGGTGGCAGTATGAAAAATCGGTACCTGATAGCGGTGGTGCCGTCTTTTGCCTTTGCCGGTTTGAATTCATCCGGATCAGTGTATTTTCCGGCTTGGGATTGCTTGAGCTTTTTGCGGATTGCTTCTACGTCATAAGCCATTTGTCAAACTCCTGAGGTTACCTTAACATCGAAATGAAAAACGCGGGGCCAACCCCCGCTGTGGTCAATAGTATTAGCATCAACTTTTGTCATACTCTTGTCGCTTGGTCGCGAGTAGTGACCGAGCTAATTCTGCCTTCATCTTCAGGGCTTCCATCATATGATAGACCTTGCCGGTATGCATTTGTACTTTAGCAAGTCCCTGATCCAATTTGCCAAGTTCAGGGTCGGCTTCCATAACGATCTTAACCTGATCCCCAGTAAATCGGATATTCTCTTCTCTCGCACTCTCTTGGACTTCCTTCACCGCTTGACCCTTTCGGATTTTGACAGCTCGTTCCAAGACAGAAACGTTCATCCGTAGTTCGGAATAAACTGCGGACCAAAAAGCATAAGCTGCCGGAATATCCTCCATTTGGAATTCGATCATTTCCCGATCGCACATAAGATCGGGTAACATATCCAAGGCTATGACACGTGGTAAACCGGTGTTGGGGTCTTTAACCCGCAGATTCACTTTGAATGCGAACAAACCAGTCCCGAGTAATTCTTCGGGCAGATTCTCGTCCATCCATTTGGGGATTTCACCCCTCTTCGGTATGCTCATTCGGTGGTGGTCCCCACGCTCCCTTTTGGAAGCCTACACTTGGTTGCTTGTTATCTAATACGGCACTCTTTACAGTGCCTGATGTGGTATTACTTGGAGGCCGCGACGCCTGGAAGGCACCCCTATTGAAACTAGGGACCTTCTGCTGCTCGAGCTGCGAAATGAGATTTTCAGCACGAACCGTGTCAGTCGACTTGACATTCTTCCTACGTTTCTTCTCGGCCTGCTTTTTCTTCTTCCGCTTCCGCTCCAGAGATTTCTTCTTGGTCTGCTGCCGAGCCTTCGTCTTGTTTCTTTTGTTGGACATGGGTAATTCCGCTCTCGCGATACTCTCGCATCGTGTGCCATTTCTTCCAGCGTTTACCTACACTCACCTTCAACGGGAACGCAGGATCAGTTTTTAGCACACCCCTGAATGGGTGCAACATGATTTCGGAAACAGTATCTATCGCTGACTTGATACCACGAGATGTGGGATGGGCAGATATGACTAACGAGTCATGGATTTCAGTAATCAGACACTGCGGAATCACTTCCCAAATCCGCCTGATCGACAATTGCATAGCATGAGCAACAGATCCTTGCATCACCCCATTAAGGACCGCCAAATCATTCTTTGCCTGAGCCCTACGGAATCTACGTTTCAGCAATGTCTCAAGATACCCATTATCACGCGACAAAGTCTGCTTACACCGCCCAATCCAATCACCAAGTTGTGGGTAGACAGATGAGAGAGCGGCACTAGTAAAGTCCATTGAGTTAATCGACTTCAGCAGATATGTCTTACATTCATCCCTAGTCAACAAATCAGTCGTCGCCCCCTTATTTAACTCCTCCATCATAACCATATATGGATCAGACGATTCAAAAGCAACCTGAAGGTTCTCATCCTGGGATAGTAATGACGCCACGCGAATATCAGCACAAATCCAATCAAAATGAATCAAAATCGAATCATCCGGCATAGCTGTAGATCGAATTTTATCATTATTAGAGTATCCCTGAATATTGAATTTAGTAGTCTTGCTGCGTCCAGAAAACGTCTTCTGCGACCAAACCGGCTTTTCAAGTCCGTAGTTAACCAACAGCCCCTTATCCTCTAAATCCTGGTAGACCACAGCAGCATTGGCCATAACACGCTGATATTCCCGAGTCGGTGCTCCAACCATTTTGGCCAAGATTTTACGGACCAAAGCATGATCACTTTGCTTCTTCCCAGTTGATCTAACATCAGGAAGATGAAGATCATAAATGTTATAATGAGTAGTGTCCCGTGGTATATTAAAAGCCTGAATATGGCTTTTAAAGTCAGATAAAACAACTGGGCGGCCCTGAGTATTAGCCAACAAGATTAAATTTCGAATAATCTTGGTTTGTTTAAAGAGATCGGCGATAGATTTACGATCGCCAGCACGATACAACTCTGCCAAAACCACTTGACCACCGTCAAAAATTCCGGTGCATCTGGGGAGTCTAGTAACGTGATCAAATAATGTGTAAACATAAAGATTGCTCATCATAGCCTCGACACCTATCAACACAGGCAAACAAGGCCGTGTCAGAAATCAATTGGTTTTCTCACTATCCACGAATTCGTCCCACGACCTGGTAGCTCAGATGTATAGTGAGCCTCTAATCTGACTTCCGACAAGAATTCATTGAGTGCTTCACGCGGTGCCATCGTACTTGTTATCACCCCGTTTTCTTGCACTACCTTATGGAATATATGACCACAAAATAAACCGCCATTTTTCACCTTTGGCCACCAGGTATCGATTCCCTCTTTGACACTTACCCGATCATGACCTATATCATAATAAACAAAATCTAGGGAACCATTTGGGATGAGACCAGCTGCCGTCTGGTGGTCTAGACGTAGAATTACACTCCGCCCAAGATATGGAAACAACTTGAGAGAAGCGGAGATATAGTCGCTGATATTTTCTGTCTCGGACTTACTGGGGTGGCACCAGAAGTCTACTGAGTACAGGAGTGATAACTCAGATTTGGCTAATAAATATGTTGAGTAGTCGGCATGTTTAACACCAACTTCCGCACCATAACCAACTAGACCTAAAGCGGTGAGTAATTTGGGTATATCACGACGATGAGTGACTACAGAGAGGAGTTGATCATAATCCATCACTCTTCTTCAGCTGGAGTCGAGGTAGCTTTATCTATCTCTTTTCCCAAATGCGGTCCCGGAGTGGTCAGATAATGCTTCCTCTTAGGGTCGTATTGACCTTCTTTCTTCAATTGCTGATCGATATGATCAACTTCCCCATCTACCCGATATGGGGCATATGGATCATCGTTAGCCAGTTTATGCCTATTCATGTCCCGTTTGGCACCAGCTCGATCAAGCCATCCATACCCCTTTGTATACCCATAAATCTGGGCACCATAGAAACTTTTTTCACAGTTGTGGCCATGGCATCTAGGGCATTCGGTTGCCTCATGCAATTCTTCTTCTGTCGGTTGCATCGCGTGCGAGGTCTCGAACAGCACCAATTCTTCGTAAATCTCAATAGGAAACTCGGATTCCCCATTGCTATTCACCACTAGATGGTCAGCGTATTGTTCGCGTGCGGCTTTCTCGCAGTCAAAACAGTGGTAATTGTAGTTCGCCATCAGTCACCTTTATAACGCTCCCACGGCAACTGCTTATGCAATTTGCAGAGAACATTTCGTTCAGAAACGAGTACGATTTTGTGTCCTGCGTAGGGAGGGCTGTCGGAGGCGATTTGGGCGACGATGTTCTTTCCGAACATTACCACATCACCTACTGATAATTGCGGTGGTAACCGGCCACCAGCATTATCAGAAACACCAGGTCCTACACCCACTACCAAACCTTCGAACTTATACTTAGAGTCCGAGTCTGGTACGACAATACTCCCCATATCCACTTCAAATTGGAGGATAGCCACGAAATCATTCAGACACTGAACTTCGCGGACTTGGATAGGGCCATCTTGCTCTGCCATAACAGTAGCCAATCCTTCCGGGACTTCTGGACTTCTCCCGGCTTTTTCCTCTTTCTGCAGCTTCTCGCTCTTTGGTGTCGCCATAATTGGTCTCCATTTATCTCTTTGAGTGACCTGCTATTTACTCTCAGAGACCTTAGTCTCAGCGAAGTGGGTTATTGGTGTTTCCGGATTCTCGACGAACAATACTTTTGTCTTTCTCTTCGGGACGGCTGGGGAGGTACCACCAACTTTGACCTGTTGGCCTGACCCATCGGCACACAAGGTGAATCCTCCCCGCTGGATGGTTTCAGCCAATGTTGGCGACACGTCCACGTCCACTATTACTCTAAGTTTCATGTTTCTTCTCTAACAAGCATGTTGTTGTAATTGATGGTGCAGTTCACAGTTTCATGCTTAGGTCCATTACGATTTTTGGCGATAAACATGCTCAATCTTGGAAGAGGCGTTGCCTGTCGTTGTGATTCAGATTGATTAAGACTAACCACATAATCCAATGAGAATTGCTTGGCAAAACTCTCCGCAGCCTTAGTCAAATCAGCTACACCTTCACCGGACGCACCACTACGGTTAGTTTGCGTCGCGGTGAAGACTAAAACATTCTCATTCTTCGCAAGACCTCGAATCTCATTTGCGACATGTTTTTGCCGTGTGTAGTCATCCTTGTTCAAAGCAGGGTGACGGCTCATCATCAAATCCATGTAGTCTAAGATGACTACATCCGGCCTGAACCCATCGGTTCGCCGAAGATTATCTAATAGAGCATAAACATGGCTCACACTACATTCATCAGGTGGCCATTCGAAGATAGCGAATCTCTTGTTATACGTCTGTTTCATTTGGGCGATAATACGCTCGATATAATTACGTTTTTCAGGTATCTCATCGAGACGCACATCAGTAGCTGCACCCAAACACCGCATCGCAGTTTTGATCGTATCCAGTTCGAAAGTAATCAACAGGACATCCTGTCCCGGTTTACCATTCTTGCCAATACCCTTTAAAGACGAGATAGCATTATTGCAGAGGACAATAGACTTACCAACGTTCGTCGCCGCCAACCAGCATACCACTTCTTTAGTAGATGGACCGCCATTATTCAGTTTACGGTCAAGACTCGGAAATCCGGTGGTCTTATGGTCAATAACATCTGGCTCAAACAAAATCTCGTAATTATCTAGAAACCAAAATGCCTGCTGCCCAACATCAGCGATACGATTAGCACTCTCAACTATAGATTCCAGTTCTTCATAATCCCCTCTAGCATAAGCTTCCTGTGCCTCTTCACTATAAATCAACCCATACGCCCTATCCTGTGCCCACCGTAATAAGGTATCCTTAATGATCGGTACCTCACGGGGATCAGATGGACGATCCACCAGCTCCAAAATTCGCTGCCATGGATCGTCCTCGGTCAGAGAGGCAACCATCTTGTCCCGTAACAAAGGGCGTGGCGGTACAACATTGTGTTTCTCAAAAGAATTGAGAATCTCTGCTATCACCCACCGGCATTCAAGACTACCAAACATCTCTGGCTTCATAAATCTCCCAACCGAAGTAAAGAACTCCGGATGATCGAGAGCCAGTGATATTATCGCCTCTTCTTGATATGGCCCAAAAGGTTTGATCTCATCTGAATCTTCAGTCAAGTCTTGGAGCTTCGATAACGTAGACATTAGGTTCCCGCTGTAGGCTCAATACAAATACTCGCCCGTTGTGCCTGAATCTGAGCCAGCTGCCGGGCAGCATTAGCTTCAGCTAAAGACAGGGCGTCACACAAAGGCACGAAATCGCTTTCTGTGAAATACAAGATCATGCCCGCTACCGCAGTAATGCGATCCCCATGGTGCGATACAGCAGTAGGTTGCGGAGCCTTAGCAGAAATAGAGTATATCCAAGTCCCATTAGCACGACTAATACCACTGACACGAACGGCTTCCAAGAAACCGAGGGCAGCCGATTCCTTCAGGTATACTACCTCATTAATATCATAGAGTGGTGATTCAATCGCCATCGTTTAGTGCCTCCGAGATATTCTCAATTACCGCATCATGTTCGGACTGCGAGATCAAGGTACCAGCAGCTCTGGCCTTCGCTTTCTTCTTCTCGATCTCCGCATAGAGTCCATTGTAGATTTGGTTCCTGAGATCATCGGCGAGTGCCACATCTAACCTCAACTTATCGTAGGCGTTCGCCATCCCATTGCCAAGTGTCTCCTTACCAAAATTGACAAAATGCCCCTTCTTGGTCAAGATGCCAGAATCCAACCCCACTTTCACTAACGACTCGATCGTATCAATTCCAGATACGGGGTCACCACTATAAATCTTGAACTCAAACTCACGGAAGGGCTGCCCAATCTTGGTCTTGATGAATTTGCACTTCGGGCTGAATCCGATAACCTTATTATCATCCTTAACCTTAGAACCCTTCGTCAAGTCCATGCGTGCAGAAGTATAATGTCTCAGTGCCCTGCCGCCGGGAGTAGTTTCGGGATTCCCGAACATAACCCCAATCTTCTCGCGGATTTGATTGATGAAAATGATAGTACACTTATTCTTCGCCGATGCGGCATGGATTTTCCGCATCGATTGACTCATCAAGCGAGCCAAGGCACCAATCTGGACATCACCAATTTCACCATCGATTTCGCATTGTGGTGTCAAGGCCGCAACAGAATCGAGAATAACTAGATCCACCAATCCACTATCAGCAACACGTTGGACTAACTTTAGTGCCTCATCACCACTATTAGGCTGGGAGAACAATAGAGTCTCCCAATTCACCCCACATGATTGTGCCCAATCCGGGTCCACCGCGTGTTCCACGTCAATGAAGGCGGCCACACCACTCCGGTCTTTGTCCTCGAAATAATGCCGCTGACAAGCTGCCGCAAGATGGTGGCATAGAGTAGTCTTGCCACAGCTCTCTACCCCAAAGATCTCGAGAATCCTACCGCGAGGAATACCCCCAACACCAATCTCACGATCCAATTGGGCAATACCAGAAGGCCAGACCTCCACATCGACAATAGCATCCTGACCCATAATTAATGTGCCAGCACCATATTCCTTATCACATTGGGCACGTAGCTCATTGAGATCCTTGGGCTTTGGGGCCACCTTCTTCTTCTCTTTCGCCACGTGATAATCTCCCAAGTCGACTTGTGATCTTTTCTAATGTATAGCCAGCAATTTTTAACACGTCAGCAGCGGGGATACGGATCGTAACATTGTTCTTCACGACCAACAAATGATCTTCGGCCACAATCGCAGCCACCGACCATATCCCACCAGGTTGTGCTTCAGAGGTAGATGGAGCAGATAAATAATCGACATTTTTAGTAGTCATCAGCCTGACCTGATCGAACCTACCAATTTTCGTTTGTTGTTGTTCCGCCATACAGTCACTCTTCGTTCAAAATTACCAATGGATTTCTCGGAGGATAAAAATGGCACTGAATAAGAATGAAAAGCTTGTCCTGGAGGCCATCGATTCGATGCTCCAGCAGGACGCCAAACTAGGTTTGGTCATCCACGACAAGCAGCACGAAGAAACCGGTGCGGCCGAACGTGGATATGAATATCTACATGGCCAAATCGACGATATGTTCCAGGTCAAGGCCGCCGAACTAGTACACGCAGAAAGCGTTTGCCAAGCATTCCGCTCAGTGCATAATTATAAGTATGTCGACGATCCATCCTTCGGCACCGCTATGGAAAAGCAAATGGTGGCCCAAGCAGTGCCAGCCGCCGAACGCACCAAAGCCACCGACTTCGTCCCAGCCATTATCAAAGAGCTGAAGACCGAACAAAAAGAATGGCAAGAGAAGGATTTCGGATTCAACCCAGCATTAAACGAAATCCGCGAAGCCAGCAAGCCCGAACAACCGATGGACTTCAATATCGAAGAAGTCGATGGCTGGCCCACTGACTCAAATGTCGATTGGGATCCGGGCAACGCAAGTCCTGACCGGACTCCCAGTGACTAATGAAACTCTTCCAGATCTCTGAATCTGATTACGACGGACTCGAAGATGCCGATGAGTTCGCATCTAACTGTAATTATTGCGGCGAGCTCTATGAACAAACCAATATACCGTGTATTGGTGGGTGTGGCAAAGAAGTACCACTAGATATCTGTGCTCAATGTGCGGGACGTCACGAGGATCGCGAATCATATTCTTTTAACGCACAAAGATGGTGTCCAAATTGCTGGGGCAGTAGACATTGGGCAAAACCAGTATCTGAATCTGATTACGACGGACTCGAAGATGCCGATGAGTTCGGCGAACCTTCTCTAGGTCCGTGCTATGGCTGCAGAATGGATGTCCCAGAAGACAGCGTCGGCCCTTGGGTATGTGACAGATGCGATATCGCTGTCCACTTCAGTTGTGCGATGCCGACCCAAAAAGACATTCACCAATACGACAGCCAACGGGAAGGAATCACATCGACCGGCTGGTACTACCGCCCAGAACCAGGGCAATATTTTCGCCAAAATCACAATGTTCTCCAGGGTCAGCGAGTACTAGCTGCCACTCGATGCTACGACGTCTACACTTGCCCAAATTGTGCCAAAACTGGGAACTTAACGGAATCGTCTGATTACGACGGTCTCGAGGACGCGGACGAATTCGAGAAGGACTACGAGATAGAATGGAGATCGGTTTACCAATTCACCATAGCATGCGACCAAGTCACACTCCTGATTGACGTCAATAGTCCCCAACGGTGGGATGTGATGTTCGGTGAGAACATCATAGATGATTTCGACCTCAGCTTCATCCAGGAGCTTGCCACCTGGTTAGGAGTCCAATTCTATCATCAGACGTCGTATGAGAAGTTGACCGAAATGATTAAAGATAAGGTCTACCTCAGAGCGTACAAAGATAATAGGTGGCGCTGGCCTCCGCAATGGGGCCGCCTCTGGGAACCTCCTCAAGGTTTCCCACCAAAAGAACCACCTGATTGGTATTATTAATGGACACTAACCCCGTCAAATGGCCAAATTAGCGTGAAATTGCGGCAAATCAACGAAAACCTGATCATGCAGCAAGTCCGGGGGCAACTACTCAGGTCTGGGCCGTTCGCCGCACGTCCATTCGTCACATCCAACCAACTCTATGATTCATCTAGAGGGATGGATTCTGGTACCAGGGTATCTAGTGGCACTTATCTCCCAACCGGGGTGCCGCAAAAACCACGACACCGCCAATACCTCGGTATGGAAGCAAGACCAGGGACGATCAGACTCTAACCAGAGTCAACGCCAGAATTAACAGATTTTCCAGCTCTCTTGCCTTTACCACTGCTGGAAGTCTTCCCATATGTCTTGGGTCGTTTTTTATCGCAGTCCGGGCAAATCCGGTGTTGTGATTTTGGCCTATCTGATAAGAAAGTTTTCCCACATCCAGGGCCTAAGCACGTCCTTGGCGTCATAATACTATCCATCAATAAGTAGAAATAATCCCTGCTCCCCCACATTTGGGGCACTCTATAATTTTACCAGCATTATTAATTGACCCCTCACCCCTACACATTCCGCAGTTAACGGTCGTATTCGAATATCCCGACCTTGCGAAATCTGGTACTTTGTCATGCATCGAGTCGTCGGCCATTTTCTTAAACCGACTTTGTAATTTTTGGTCGTCCTCTGCCTTAGTGATCTTAATACGTGTGGTACCAGTACCATCTACTCGTTTCTCAGGGATGGCCATAGGCATACCCTCACGCCCCTCAGCCAATCCCATTTTCGCCTTGCCCTTCAGGATTTCTTCGGACAGAATATCCTCTTGCCCAATTACTTGATGAGAAGTGTGGGAAGCAACAGCACCCATATCAGTGGATCCACCAACAGATGTCATTCCAGGTCTACTGTCAATAAGACCAGTCTCAATAACATCATCCCCGCCCATATCCTCCAATACTGGATTTTGAGCTACTGGAGTAGGGGAGGCCGGGGTAGGCTGGGTAGGTTGGGTAGCAGCAACGGTAAGGCCACTGTCAGTCTGACTCAGATCCAAACCAAGTGCTTTAGCTTGTGCTAGGACTTCCTCAATCTTCCTCTGTTTATCAAGATGTGCAGCCTTGGCCGTTTTGATAGATGCTTCTTCTGCATGTTCATCGCAGATATCCACAGTGATCCGATTACCATCCTCCAAAGTGACGGTAAGCTGCGTATTAAGATTTTCTACTTTATCACAGTAGACACATTGAGCCATCTTTAAATTCCTTAAGAGTATTTCTTATCGAAAACACTCTGGACATTGATGTTGTTTCTTCCGTGTTGGTACATAAACCACACTTGCACATTCATCCATATTAGGTAATACACATGGCAACAAAAGTATCTATCATCGACGTAACTCTAGGAGCACGGGTAGAAGACATTATCTCCGAAAACGTAGTGAGCTTAACCGGCAAAGCCCGCCAAGAGTTAGATACCGCCATAGAAGAACGGAAGAAAGTAGACGAAGTCAAAAACAAACGTGCTGCAGCCAAAAAAGAAAGTGACGACAAAGTCACTAATGCAATGGGACAAGTATATGAACTACTAGAGAAAGCCGGTGAAGATGGAGTCATTGTAGATGACATCATGGCTATTATCCAGGAATTTGTCCCCAACACCTCAGCATTCACACTCAGGATGAAAAAGATCTTGAAAGATAAGGGGCATCCATTCAGAATCGCCCGCAAAAAACGGAATAAAAAGGCAGTCTACACCTTCGAGCCGTTCAATCAAGTGGAAATTCTTCCGGATCCCAATCCCACAACTCCAGAAGATTAAGACACTCGAGGCAATTAATCAAATCAATAATTGTCTTCTTACCACAATTTGGTATCGCCATTATCTCAAAGCACGATACCTGTAATAATTGTCCAACGAACAGAATTCCCTTATGTGTCTCCAAGGCATTAGCAGCCCTAGCTGAAACACCTAATTGGCGGAGTGCCTGTTCTTTCTTCTCCGCCAATGACAACTTGTTGATTTCTCTGAAATCGACCCTGGAATTCATCCCATCTACTTGTGAAACCTGCTGGGCTATTTTCCTCCCATATACTTTCAATTCTGATTCACTGTATACTTCTGGTGGATCCTGATCTATCACGTCTTTGAAGTTCCTTTACAAGACCGCACATCACTTGGATCTGTGATGCAAAGGCTTCCCGTCTGGTGCCATCGCGAAAATTCACTGGTGATGGATGATAAATCGCAAAAACAGGAGCATTATTATAAACAGAACTTTTAGTAATCTTCTTTAGGCCATTCTTAAATTCAGTCTCGGGACATAATTGTGAAAAAGCAACTGCACCGAGGGCAATAACAAGGCGTGGTTTTATCAGATTTATCTCCATCTGCAGGAATGATTCACACCTCTTCTTATGTTTATCCGTGGGTTTAGTATTACTAATCGTAAAACATCGGACAGTGTTGCAGATATAAAAATCATTCCTCGACAAACCATGAGGGGCAATTGCCTTATCGAAATTAGCCCCAGCCGCTCCAACAAATGGCTCTCGCTTCTCAAGCTCGTTCCAACCTGGATTCTGGCCAACCACCATATATCTAGTGGGATTTAGATTACTAAAGACATGTGGATCACGAACGGTATTATTCTTCACAGCCTCCTTCAAGCCCAGCTCACACATCGAACAGGCAACGCATGCGACATCCAACTGTCGCAACATGCGTAACTTACGGTCATAAAGCTTTTCAGGCTGTATTGATTGCATAATACTCACAAATACTGGCTTGAATGACTTCGCAGGAGCAGTACTCTTACTGAGCCAGAACCAATCAAAATTTTCCAACTCTTTGAACGAATGATTGATATTCATCAATCGTATCAATCCCTGTTGTTTTAATATCTCTCTCTAGTACCCGTATCTTGAACCCACTCTGTAACCATTGTAATTGCTCCAAGGATTCGCTACCCAAAGTGGTAGGTTCCATACTGCTTAGAGCAAGCAAGAATTCCCGTCGATATGCATATACACCAATATGCTTCAAAGGCCAAACATTATCAGCACTCCCAGCCCCATACGGAATAGCACACCTACTGAAGTACATCGCATCACCATCATGGTTTAACACCGTTTTAACAACACTATACGACTTGTAGTCGAGACTATTAGCAGGTGCAGCTAGAGTGGCCACATCCACAACAGAATCATCCTGGAGAACTTGAATCAAAGAGTCCAGATGTTCACCAGACAGCTCCGGTTCATCACCTTGGAGATTCACCACAATATTATCTGGCATAACGCAATTCTCAGTAACCCAAGCCACTCTCTCAGAACCAGAAAAGCATTTAGGGGTCAATGCAGTAATAATATCACTGGGGACAACATCCAGGATCCCTTGATCCTCAGACGCCACAATAATTTTATTAGCTAATTTCGACTCCCTGGCCCTATCGATGGTATGGTGGAGAAGAGATTTACCAGTCTCAGCAAGCAACAGCTTATTAGGCAGACGGGTAGAAGCGAGACGAGCCGGTATGATTATTATTGCCACAATTATATAATCTTTCTCTTTTTCGGCGGCAAACTAACAGCTCGTTCAGGATCTCAACCAAGTTTTACCTCTTTGGATTTGCCGCCAGGTTTAGCACCACGCTGTGAATATTTCAATATCCTAATCATACACGAGCCAACATCCATACACCAATCCCACTGGGCTGAACTACCAACACTAAAAATCCCACGCTGTTCTACAGCGTCGATCTTCGGGATTGGCCCCATTGGAATAGCACCATCGATAGAGGTGCCATCTAGAATATCAAATTTCTTGATAAAACTCATAAAGTAAATCCCAGGATTTGGGATTTCTTCATGGCAGTAAATCAAGTACCTGCCGGGAGATACATTCGTCGATTTGAAAAAGCTGAAAATCGGATCGGAGACCATCACCTGGTTTATGCCCTCAAAATCCAAATCCTCCGTCTGGATGTGCAGATAGTGCACAGTTTTAGACGGAAGGGTGGTCTCTTGCTTCATCAGGCGTAATAATGCATCAAGTGGGATAGTACTGACCGCGTTGTCAAAATCCCGTCGCACCCCATTCTGAATGAAATAATGATCTCCAATTTCTGTCACTTCACCCTTCGTAACCTCTTCCCTGAGTTCGTCGATATAAATCGATTGGAGTTGTTCGTAGAGTTGGTTGATACGAATATCGTAAACAAACAGACTCATCCTATTTATCATATAAGGTTCGGTCTGTGGGGGAATTTGGGACCCGAATATCTTGTAGGCCCAGTCATTAAAGACACCAGAGTCCCACTCTCTGAGAAGTTCGCCACCAACGGACCAAGCCCTAGTATAAATAAACCGCTGGGGAGCCATATCCTTCATCAAATCCTTGATGAAGGGATCGAGTTGGTCGTCACAGATTATGAAGTTATCATCTAAAGCAGGGTTGAAACTAAAGAATCGACTTCTATAAAATGGTATGACAGTCCAGGAATCACCTAAAATGATTCTGGCAAGTAATCCCACAATCCCTGATCCAAAGATTACATTCATTCATCATCAACCAGATCGTCGAGGTCTTTTTCCTCTGACATCCCTTCGGCTGGTTCCAGCTTAGGGATAGGTCTGTCTTCTGTGGCCAACGAAGGTGTCTCCTGTACCTCCGGTGGAGCTCCAGCAGATTCAGACGGCTGAGGAGGGGCGTCGCCCTTAGACTTTTTCGTAGCCTTTTTCGTAGCCTTTTTCGTAGCCTTTTTCGTAGCCTTTTTCTTGGTCTTCTTGGCAGCCTTTTTCTTGGTCTTCTTCGGCTCCTCGACCACTGATTCCTCAGACGGCTCTTTCGGTTGCTCAATAGCGAGCGATTCGTCATTCAGATCGGTCTCAGAATCATCTTCCAATAGGGCACTGGTTGAATGTGAAGCACCATCAGCACCATCAGCACCATCAACCATCGCCAAACGATCAGCAACCGTCTCCTCCGGATCGTCAACGATAACTTGTTCATTAGGATCATGCAGCAAAGGATCTAACTGAAAGCTCTCAATCCTACCCGCATCCAACGGATTCATGAATGCATTTACCGGAGGATCGATGCTGGGGCTGCAATTCGGACAGACCCAATCAATCACTGGAAACGGGGGTTCTGGTAATTGAATATTCTCCACATTGATACCCTGGCCACACTGTGGACACACCGTAGAAATATGTGTTGGTTTGACATAATTGCCAAACTCATTCTGCATCGTCTGGTTGTTAGCTGGTTGTGAATCGAATTCATATGGTCGCCCATCGATCTCAACGCCCTCAATGCGGACAACGATTAAATCATAGGGATTATACTCTGCCATCATATTCTCCTTGGGTGTGGATATTTACGCTAAGACCAACTTGAGCCCTAATTGTTATTTGTACTCAATGATTGGTCACGGTCAGCAATTGCGGTGATCGATACGATGTGTTTCAGGACGTGCTACCCAATTACGACGGCATGGGCTTAAACTCCGAAAATTCAAACCGAATTATAAGTACCTTCCGGAGCATCGCGTCTAAAATTCTCTCTCAACTTGTTGTCGCCCACTGCCCCGCAACCTTTCTCATTTGCTCCGCTTTCTCACGAAGCATGTCCATAGCTCCTTCACACATGTTCAACTCGACAAAGCGATCCTGCTGATCAATAACAGCGGGCCTGATAAAATCCGTTCCCTGACACTTCGAACACACCTTATCATTGTCGAACGTCTTGTGCTGACACTTAGTGCAAATATTTGGCTGCCCCGTCATCCTGACAGACACGCTAGCGACTGCCACATGATAATAATTATATGTGCCAGTGAATTTGTTCCCACTAAGTTCGCAAACCGTGAATGCACCCTTCTTATCCATCGATTGCCCATAATTATGAATTATCCCCTTCTTGAACTTGTCAAAACAAGAAGTGCAGATATCCAAAGAAAACACCGTCTGGGTGTGAAATATCTGATTCAACGCCGGACGAATACTATTCATCACAGACACAGGACGAAAATCCCATGAATAGTACGTAAAATCATTCTTGTACTGAGTACCACAATGATCGCAAACAATACCTGTTCTATCACTGGTTTGCACGATTGCCCTCCTGTAGCACAGTCCAAGGCGAATACCGAAAAGAATTCGTCAGCTCGTTTGCGGATCAATCCCAACACCCATCTAAAAGACGACCCGCATAATCGTCCGCCAACGCCGCCAAATGAGGATTAGTGAACTCATATTTGGTCACATCCCCACCGTCGTGCACATCACGCTCTGAGTCTAGGTCCATAATTTTCTTACAGACCACACCCACAGACACCTCGTCACGCATCATCAAGTAGAGGAAGGCCGTCAATTTCTCTTTGACGTTCACGCCAATTTTTCGGGAGGAGTTTGACAAGGATCTGGTTCCTCTTCATAGTAAAAGTACCACGCATCTCGTCATAATCAACACATGCCTGAACACCAGTACCGACCACCAAGCTATTCGCAGCCTGCATCGCCAATTCATTGCTGAAAAGAAGAATCAAGGCACTTTGCATCCCATCACTCACAATCAGCCTAGCATACTCCTTCTTTGTCTTTGTCTCAGCAAATTGCAAATCAGTAATCACCACCTCCAACTTGGGATCACCACCATTCTTGCTAACCTCCTTAGCCGCCTCAATATTACAATCGCCCTGAATATCATACAGATCCAAGGGAGAGTGCAGATAATATCCAAGATATTGTTTCTCAAACTCCAAAGTCTCCTCCAGGGAGAACAACTTGTCAGCATATAAAGCCATCACTCGCTCACGCCGATCATCAGGCTTCGGCTTCCAATTCTGGATCTTATTCGGAATCTTGCGGCGATTGGGGAATTGGGCTTTATATTCAGACGTCTGCCTCTGCCGTTCTTCCTCCACAGCATCTTCATCCCATTTGTCCTCATCCAACAACCGTTGCCGGACCTGTTTCCGCAACTGAGTGATATCCTTACCACTGCAATATTTATACTGATACCACATCCAAGTGGCATAACTGTTCTCATGACCTTCCAAAGTACCAAAAGCACCAAGCTTGATAAAACGCTCCATCACCACCTTGCTCTTAGCACCTTTCTTCTCAATGAAATCGTCGATATCCAAGAACTCACCACGACCAACAAACAACCCAGCCGCAGCCTCCCCGATCCCCTTGATACCAATCATCCCCTGGTTGACCTTATCACCAGTAGCCGTAAAGTCCGTAGTGAGATTATGCACATTAATCGTGTCGAATACGACACTAGTGGCCCTCTCCTCCGGTTGGTACGTGCCCTGGTAAGTGATATCCGTTGCCTCCCACTTCTCAGCTCTAGCAATACCCATATACCGAATCAATTTAAGTGGATGACAATCACTCATAACCGCCGCCCACCACTCTGGGGCGAAATGAGCTTTCAGCCACAGGCATCTATGTGCCACCAGACAGTAAGAAACAGCGTGCGAATTCTTATGAACAGCATTAGAATTCCCAGTTATATAATTATGTTGGGCACTCTCCATTTCTGGAGAGAAAGTCTTCTGAACACCAAGAGATCGAATAGATTTAATTTTCATGACTTCACTAACTTATAGTGGCCAGCGTCCCAGATTCTACGGTATCCATTCATAAACATATTTTCAGCTTCTGTCAGGCTACCATCAAAAAGATTTAGCATTTTGTTTAACTTATGCTTTTGGAATTTCATCCTGTTAAACAATTTATTGTTTCGCCAATAGTAATATCCAGGCTTAGTAGTAGAAATCTTTTTAAATCCAACTGCCAGATACCCATTAGCGGTTGAGTATCTTCTGTCAGCATATGTCATAAATGAACCAATTCTGGAAGCAGCCAACATTTTAGACAACCCTCCAACAACACACACCCCAATTTGGCTACAAAATCGGATGACTTCAAAAAATCCATCATTGGTTTGTTTGAATGAAACAACAGAAATCAACGATCCACCAATTTCTAAGCCATAATACAATTCAGCATACCTGCCACCAGCAATATGGTTTTCATCGCAAAATTGATTTGCAGTTTTCCCATCCAATTCAACAGCTGTACAATTCCTAGCATAAATCCTTTCTGATGATCCACCCAATCGGTGTAAAATCATTGACTTCACAAGTTCTTTCTTAGCACCCCACTCAACATCAAAAAGCTGCATTAAAACAACATTGTTTTGTATAGCAACATCAGCCTTGCGAGAATGCCTAGCTCTTTGAGATGCAGATTCAACAACATCAAAAGAATGCCAAAACCCACCATGATACTCTATAGCAAAATTGCGATTAGGTACCAAAATATCCAATTCAAGACCGTCGAGCCTCTTTCTATCATTCATAGAAACATCGTATCCACATCCCTCAAGCCATTCGGCTATTTCTTGTTGGGGCTTGGACACTTTAATTTCTAAAGAACATCGCGGGCATCCGTTACCATAAAAAATATGGTGACTCGGACGCTGCAAAAATTCTCCATGTTTCTCACAAACGATAGCAACCTTTGTTTTAATATTCCTATAGTCAACAAGATGATATTGATATTTGTCGCCATGTTCTCTAGCAGCGGCTTTTAAAAACTGCTCCAAAGACCATGATTTAGATGATCGATAATCCAGATCACGCCAATACTTTTTCCTAGCTGATTTCACACTGTTTGAGTACTGTGGATCTTTGAATTTTTCACTTATAACACGAGACATTTTCTCTTTAAATTCTTTGGATTCAGAAAGATGAAGACTGTTAGCCGCCATCTTGGCACGATACTCATCATCAGACCACAGCTTTTTAGATCGTTCGGAAGCACCTGCGATTATTAAAGATTTAGAATTAATAGAGTTATTCCGATGCATTTCTTTATATGCAGGCGTTGTCTTCAAACAAGATGCACAATAATACCCATCAAGACCAATCGACAAATGAGTATTGGTAGACTTTATTAAATCGCGAAACACTACTGACAAAGTATTGTTGCATTGAGAACAACAAACTGTAACTCTGTCTCTAACTCTGGGTTTTTGATCCACAGAGACCAACCGAAGCTTCGGCGATTTCCAGTCCTTGCTCGATAATTTCACGCACTTCATGGTATTCTCCATCGCCACACAAAAATTTGTGGCCCATAGTCACTGTTTCTTTATCCCCATTATCAAATTCAATTTCAAACACTTCAAGCTCACCGCTGTAATGAATGTCGACACATTTATCAACAACAACCTCGTCAACATATGACGGTAATGATGGAGATCTGTTTGACTCATACCATTCTTCGACTGTTAATGATTCTCCGGTTATCGCATCAACAAGCGGTGTATCTTTGTTAAGGCATCGGTTGAATGCATATCTACCAAACGTCTCCATTTTGGGCCACCACATCTCCGCCTCGCGAGCACCAAGAACCCGCGTAGCACCAACAATCCACTGCTCACGAATAGGCTTCAATTTGTGGACCCACTTCTTAGCAACAGCTTTCCGTGCCTCCTGAGCCTGGGGAGCAGTAAATCCAGCGACTATTTGCCAAATAGCCTGTAATTGCTCCTGATATACAATCACACCATACGTCGATTCAAGAACCCTGAGAATATCTGGATGTAATTTCTTCTTCCACGACCCATACATGTCGTCACGGTTCTCAACAGCCTCAGGAATCGATGCCATCGGACCAGGGTGTCCCATAGCATTAAACAGCATTAAGTCCTCAAAATTCCGGACGCCGTTCGCCAAAGTGCTTTTAGCCAAATCCGTGTCGAACTGGAAGACACCATCGGTCTTCTGGTCATTGGCCAAGCTGAGAACATGTTTATCATTCAATTCGATATAGTGCTTATTACCCTGTGGGTCATAATAATGGCCAGCCCTGTTCTTACTTGGATCAATATCATCCCATCCATCCATAGCCGGTGGGAGTTCTTGGCCGTGGTCCGATTCTAGTTCGATCTTCTTGCCAAACGAAATACCACGATTCTGTTCAATCAGACGGCAACATTCGAAGATGTACTTGAGGGTCTTGAGACCAAGGATATCCCACTTGATATATCCAAATTTGGACAATTGGGTATTCCGACCCTCGGACCACATACTGACCCAATAATCCTTCTTGCCACCCTTAGCTAATGGAATATTTCCAAATAAGGTACGGTCCGCAATAATCAGAGCACCAGCATGCATACCCATATTCCGGACTCGGCCGATGATTTGGACAGCATAGTTTATGACATCTGGATACTTTATAGCGAAATTTCGTAACAATTCGTGTTCTTGGAGGAGTTTCCCTATTGTCGGCCCGTCTGTTGCCTCTGAATCACAATCCGGGCATTTGGTTCTGTTATGGGATACATTGCATTCGATCTCTTCGCCGTCGCGGTTCTTGGGTCTACCTTTACAATTAGAGTAGCCGCCATCTTTAAGATCATCCACATCATCCGGTAGATTGGTAGTGAGATCATACGCTTCCGCTTTATCGACTTTGGCTGTAGCAGTACAAACGTCGATAATTGCCGATCTCAACTTATAAGTCTGCCATGTACCGACCGAGCACACCGGGCCATACCCGTCAGTGATGTTCATACCATATTTCTTGGCGGCATACTCCTTGATCGGATCACGAGCTTCTGGCAGACAGTCCAGATCGATATCTGGCATATCTGGGTCTTTGATGAAATCGGATGGCACGTGGCCTTTGGAATCTTTATACTTGACTACTTCAGAGGCACGTACTGTGCAGAGCATATCGTCTACACGGTTGGGAATTGGGTCGCCATCCACCATTCCTAATAACCAGGGAAGCATTAAATGGCTAGGGTTGGACGCGAATTTCTTGCCGTCATTGACAAGATTGGTCCAATAAGCTGTGGCTCCCTGTTTCTCGACTTCCCGCTGTTCGAATGCCAAGCGGTCGAGATATACTCCGTTCAAGCCACGCTGGTCAAGTTCCTCGCGTGCGAGAGACTTTATTTCTTCCCATGTGACTTCAGCCATTTTTTGTAATCCTCGAGTTTATCAGGATGTCTACTCTTTATGTGGAGAGTGCGGCCTGGTGTACTGTTTATTGGGTGGTCGCAATATGGGCAATAAAGGGTTAGTGGAGCAATATCTTCTGCCTTCTTGCCTCTCTCTTCTTTCTTAATTTCAACCTTAGGTGTATCATCTATCTCACACAGAGCATTAATAGAATCCAAATCAAGAATCCATGGCTGGGCAGCGTAGTATTTCCCATCACGATGTGCAACAGATGCGAAATAAATGAGACATTGCTTTTTAAAAGCAATTTCCAAAAGTTTAGTATGTTCTGCCTTGTTTTTGATGCGATGTGAAGAAAGAACACGAGATGGCGGTTTCACTAAGAGTAATGCAATACTCGCGTAATCGATACCTTCGGTGCGTTTTGACCCCGTATCGGCGATTTTTTGTAGCTGGTCCCTAATTGACATATTGCCTTAACACATTAAGCATCAAGCCCAATGGTCCCTGAATCGTGATGTTGTTGTGACTCTAAGGCATCTTGAGCTAACTGAATAGTTCTGGTCAATATCTCTACATCCATATCAGCGTGTTGGTTATACTTGACCATCGAGATAGACTTATAATAGCCGAACCATCGCCGCATCTCTTCGATCTCTGATTTGTTTTTCTTCGAAGTAGCCTTGAATGTGTGCTTATTCTCCTTTTCCAAAAGATTAAACACATAATTACTATTCACATACAGAATAGTTGGGTAACCACGGAATTGTGGTAATACACTACTCAAGGCAAGCCGCACGGCTTGAACATCAGCTAGGTTAGCGGTAGACCCACCAAGTGCCCACCCAAACTCGCGGGATTGCACACGGTCGTGATCATCAATAAGTCTGATAATAATACCACAACCAGCAATCTGAGTAGGCAGGCCATCATCTTGGCAAGCACCAGCACAGACCAGATCGACTCTCATAACACTTGACCGCGTGCAGTCCGTATCTCCGGATATTTGGCCTTGGTGACAGTAGCAAGAGCATGCAAGGCATCGGCAATAGCCTTAAGAACGGCATTCTTAGAAGTCACTTGATCCCCAGAGCTACGGGTCTTCCCAACAACCACCAAAATCTCATCACCCTTTTGACGGACAGACACCGGGAACTTCTCGCCACGCTGTTGAGCACGGGCTGCACGATCATCAACAGATCGTTGGACATGAAGGGCCAAAGCCTCAATAATGCTATAAGCCAATATCCCCATCTCCACATCGTTAGAGGCAAAATCATAAGTTTCTTCACCAGGATCTGGAATGAGATCAAGCGTCTTGGTCAGAAACACAGCCAATTGCTGCGTCGGACCATTCATAATCATCAGATGGAGGTGGACAGAATGACGTAATTCATCTCGAGCAGTGGGTGAATCCTTATAAGCAATCGGCTTATGTGGAACACCACCAACAACTTGTGATTCCTCAACAGATGTTATTTCATCAGTCATTATATTTCAACCATTTGGACGGTACTGTTTCATCAAATCCAGTAACGGCAGTGCATGAAGTATCTACTCTCTCATTCCAGATAATACCCGCCTTCTCGCCATCATCGCTCATTACCTATTTTTAGGGTCGATCGCCCCCGCTATTTATTTTGCTGGGGTGTGACAAGGTTGGTGGCCTAATTTTCTTATTGATTTTATCAATAGAGGTTAAGCTATAAAGCCAGAACCTCTGTTCGCAGGGGTTTTGGCTTATTACTCAAAAATAAATTATGAGACTTAGACAAATTTACGAATCACTGGGCGATAAGCAAGAACCGGCTTCCGTTAAATTCGTGTATCGCGGCATGAGCAACGTAGAGTGGGCAGAAGCCATTAATCGTGGATATATCCTGTCTGATTGCCGGTTTGCTCCTTATGAGAGCCAGGAGAACATTTCCTGCTTCGGCGACTACGACGATGCGGTGTATTACGCCACGGAACTTCCTATCGAGACGCCTGAACATATCGATTTTGAATGGCGTTCGGAGTCTCCGCGTGAAATGCCTTACACGGGCATCGTTGCGGAGGTTTCTCGCCATTTGGTTGATGATTATAAGGATGATTCACAAGTCCATAAGGGTGAGTATTGGGCTAAGGGGCCTGTGCCACTAGACAAAATCACCAAGGTGTGGGAGTTCACTCCGAGGGTAGAGGGAGGGTCTGTCAGCTTTGACAAGCAGCGTATAAAATAA